GGCCCCCCCAAGCGATCTCGGGAGATACAACGGTATGCCCGCCTTCTTAAGAGACTCGATTGTTTTCGAGAATCCGCAGTCGGCTAACTTTGTGAGTATCGACGGACGAACGCCTCTACGGAGGCCTTCGACCATCGAAGAACTCAACTGGACAGTGCGATCCTCGGGACCCGCCGGTACAAATGACCGGACGGAGACCGTCGGTTGCAGCACAAGTGTACTTCCCTCAAGGTGATAGAGGCCCTCGCAAAAGGTGCCTCGGTCCCGAGAGTGGAACGACTTCGGCCCATTGACTTCGTAACCCAAGAATTTCATCAACTTGGTGTAACGTTGTCTCTGTGGCCACGTCCACAGAGCGATCAAGTCGTCCCCCTTATGCAGAAAACGCATCTGGGGGTCAACGAGAACGCAAACACAATGGTGAGACCAATCGAGGATGGACCAGGAAACTGGCATCCCCATAAAGGCTCCCCTAAGGCAAATCTTGTCGTCGACGGAGAAACCCTGGTGAATCAAATCACCCGGGATCTCCAACAACGAACAAAGGCGGTCGAGAAAACCATGATCGATAGTATCGGTCGCGGTCTTCAAGTCCATGGAGTGAACCCAGTAATGGTCCTCCTTTCCCGGAGGGAGAGGAAGGAACCTATACCGGTTCGGCAGAACGTCGATAGACTGCTTCTTCTTGGTGACAAGAGGATGCAGTATCGATCTGATAATGTGAGCTCGGGCGACTCGATAAGGATCGTTTTTTGTAACAATCCGTATCTTGTAGCCCCGCTCAGGCACCGGCAGCACTTCCGCGGGAACCACTGGTTCCCTTGGAGGCAAAGCCTTCAAGTAATCGGCACACTTGTCTTCCACCCACCGCGTCCAGTGACGACGGGGGTAGTAGACAGGAAGTGGCCTCTTAGCATCAGTAACAGGAGGTCGGCGGACCACCCTCGCGAAGAGGGAGGTCCTCCCACCATCCTTTCTAGACGCGCCTAGACAGGCACTCCCCCCAAAAGGGGAGATTCGGTCTGGCGGCACTTTTCTCCATCGAGCAAGAAAGCGTCGAGTGACGCTATCTAGTTCGAGGACTGTCGTGAAGAAATCGAGAAAACGTTCCTTTTCCTCGGAA